TGTAGGAAGAAGCTCCCTTTGATAATGTTTAATGTAAACAATTGTGTTTACAAAGTTAAAGCAGATATGAATAGAACCGTTTCATGCCGTTTATGTTCGCTTAGAAGGGCTTTTAAATTAGGTGGTTTTTTGGCGAAAATAGATAATAAGTTTATTTTTGTAGAAGCTGGCAAAAAAGAAATAATTAAGAAATTTTTAATAGGAAAATAATGAGATTTACAGAGAAAGAATTTGAAGCGTTTGAAGCCAAAATGATTGAAGGTGGATATAATAAAAGAAATTATAGGTTTAAGTCAGAAAGTTTTGGATTTTGGAAAACATTACATAAAACTTACGATGAGAAAACAGATGAGAAACAAATAGGTTACCAATTAGCCGTTTTGGTATGGGATTGGCGTGAACACGCTCGTTTTGACCCATTTTTAAATGAACACCCTTATGGAGTACAACTTGATTTTATAGCAGGAAATAAAGCAACTCCAGATGGTAGATTTGATTTTACGATTTCAGATGATAATTGTACGATTGAAAAGTTTGAAAGTATTGCGGAAAGGATTTATCAATTGTTATTGACCGATTTTAAATGAAAGGGGAATAAAAGGGGGTTTTTTATATAGCCCCCTAATAAGTCGAAGTTTTTAGCTCCTTATGTTATGTATAATTAAACAGCTATATTTCTTACGTCCCTTGAAGTTCCGTTTTTATTGAAACATGGTTGTCCCATTGGAATTTTAGTAACATCAACAATTACACCTTTAGAATCATAACATTTACCATCATTATCTAAATTTTTAACGCAAGGAATTACCGTTGGAATTGTTTGACCGCAAGCATTTTTTTGAATTTTATTTATAGGTTCATTTTGGCTTGATGAAGCTACACCACCTTTATTCTTATTGTAAAAATAATAAGCTCCAGCTAAAGCAACTAGAACTAAACCACCTATCATTAAATTTTTATTATTCATATTATTTATTTATTTATTTATTTTTCTAATTATAAAAAAAGCAATTGTACTTACTACGACTATACCGACACCAACAGTAATCAAATATTTACGCTTTTTAGCTTTTTCGTTTTTTCTTATTAAATCATTTGCTATTTTGTTTACGTCTATATTTGGATCGACATAAGTTCCGTTCTTTTTTGCTTCTTCAATAGCTTTTGCTTCTTGTTGAGCATCATAGTAATCTTGTACGATTTTTTGTCTAGCTTCTTGTTCAGCTTTTAAACCTATAAGATTCCTTTCAGCTTCACATCTATCTCTAGCACCTTTATCAAAAGGAAATTTTTGAAAACAACTTGCCATTTTATTTATTTTTTATTATTAAAAATGTAATAACACCTATAGCGATAACGCCTAGTCCAATACCTATATATAATCCTTTTTTTGATTTTGTAGCGTTTATAGATGTATTTGTAAAAGCCTTATTTGAAAATTCTTTGAAATAAGATTTATCAATAACAAAAGAAGCACCACCATAAATTAATTGAACTCTTTGACTATCTAATAATTTACCATCTATAGTTTCGCCTGATTTTTTATCTAGTAAAACATAAGGACTACAATCAAAAGTTTTTGAAGTACAATTTTTATCACCAAACTCTTTTTTTAAATCTTTTATTAAGGTTAATTTCATTTTATCTATTATTACGCAACAATTATTCCTTTAAGTTCCTTAGTAGCTATGTCTAAAGCTCCATTTTTACCTAATATTTTTCTTATGTATGCTCTTGTAACACTATTCCCAGCTAACTCATCATGTAGTTGTTTTGCGTTTGTAGAGTTAGAAGCCATAGCAATTTTACTCCATTTAGAATACAAACCAGAATTATAAGTTGTAATAACTTTATCTAGTCTTAAATTACCATTTTGAACAGCGAAAGGTTGATCTATTAATTGACCCAAAACAATTGAACCTACCACAACATTTAATTCTGGCTTAACTAAATCAGCTTGAGTAAACTCTCTTGTATTTCCGCTTGCATCAAATTTAAAACCAAAAGAAGACAATTTAGATTTTTCAGCATCACTTAATCTTTTAGAAATAAATTCATTTTTAAGTTGTGACTTAGCATATTTTCTATTAAATTGCATCAAGCCTTGAGTAGCCGAACCAGAACCTCCAGCCGTAGGGTTGCCTCCAGATTCAACTGAAATAAAAGCAACTAAAACCTCTGGTGCTATTCCACTTTCTTTACTAGCAAATTGAATATATTTACCGTAGTTAGTCCATATTTTTCTTAATTGAGCTTCTATTTGCGCTCTTGAACCCCATGAAGTAGGAGCTGTAAGCCCAACTGTAGGAGCGTTTAAAGTTAATGTAGCCATTATTAATTAGTTCTATTAATGATTATTTTTCTATCTCTTTTGTTTCCAGCAGGAAGCCTTAATAGTTTCCAACCTTCGTTGTTTTTTTTCTTAATGTAAACGAATATACCTAATCCTATTGCTAAAACAGTAGCAATACCAGTAGCGATTAATACTTTCTTTTTGAAATCCATATAAAATATTTTTTATTTTCTAACAACAAAGATACTTCATACTAAATTATTTACAAAAATAAAATTAATTTGCACTAGAATTTACATCTCTAATTAATTCGTTTAAAGCATTTTTACCATGCACATCTTCAATTTGTTCCTCTGTAATTGATTTAGCTAGTTGAGCTATAAAGTGCTTTATTGAATATTGATAGTCAGTATGTAATTTTTTTTCATCAATACTCATTAAAATAGTAGCTAGCTCCATAGCATAATATATGTCTAGTTCAACTTTAACTTTTGAAAATTTATCTTCGTAATTTTTATCGAACCATTTTCTATGTAGATAACCTTTTAATTTCTTAATCATAGCTTTCATTATAAATTAATTTTTCATCTGGCGATAAGTCATTGTAACTGTAAGTTATAGGCTTCATCATTTCGTCCTCACTATAATAACTTTCTGTTTTACTACCTAATATTTTAACAAATTTAGATTTTTTATCTTGACTTGTAATTAAAAACCCTATTTGTTCAGTTTTTAGATTGAAATTTCTTATTATTTTAATTATCGGAACTCCTTCTTTGATTAATGGTTCTATCTTATCCCTTAACTCATTATAATACCCTTTGCCAAAATCGGTTTTATAGTATCTTTTTAAATCATTTGATATAATTTCTGCTTTCACTTTGTCGGTTTTTCAGCAAATATATAAAAAAATATTACTTATTCACAATTTCAACAATAATATTAACAAAAAACACAAAAGCCCGAAATTAATCGAGCTTTTATCTTACCTAGCAAGTTTTTTATTATGATACAACTCTGTAAATATACTAATTAATTTTAGTTGCTTTATGTATTTGTCTAATATAATCTTGAGGGAAGAATAAATTATTCATATCTGTAAGCGGTAAAACCATTTCAAGCTCTAAAGCGAAAGGTAAAACAAACATTGAACATATATCTCTATTGTAAACTTTTCTAGTTTTAAAGTTTAATTTAAACCAACGATTGAATAACGCCTTCGTACCATTAATGAAATCGTATTTAATAACAGTTTCATCTTGTTTTTTAAGAATTTTTTTTAACGCTTCATCTATTATATGTTGGTCTTTATCCGATCTAATAATAGTAAAGTCTGAATAACCTAAAACTCGCTCTGAAAGTCTTTCTGGGTGAACTCCGTTACCATTTGAATCAATTATGAATAAAGCACCGCTAATCTCACCAATAACACCAATATGATTGTAATAAGCATTTGAATCTGATTCTTGAATTATTTTTGATAGTAATTTTCTACCTCTAAACACGATTAAGTCACCTTGCTTCATTATAGGGCGTAATCTATCGTATTTTTCTTTTATAAAATCTTTATCCATTATTTACTTTTTTTAAAATAATAAAACCCACTAATTAGGACAACTAAAATAGCTAAAGAAATTGAAATATTTTTAACCTTTTTTAGTTTATTTTCTTTTAGATAGTTTAAATAACTTTCGTCCATTAAGGTTTTTACAGAATTATAAACTTGATTAACTGTGTCCGCGTATTCAACTGAAGTTGCATATCCTGCTTTCTTTAATTCAATAGCTTGGTCTTTTACCGTAGTAGCTTTTAAAACCTTTGCATAACGAGGATTTTCGCTTAAAAACTTAACATAGTCCTTAATTGAGTCTTCATAGCTGTCATAAGCTCTAAAATCAGCATTAACAACAACGTTTTTACCGTTTAGAACTTCGCCTGTATTAATGTTGTAAACTTTACCAGTCCAACTTTTAGATTTTTTTATCCCAAATAGATTATTTGCTTCTCTACTTAGCTTTGAACCAGCAACTTTGAAATTACCTTGTGAATCTTTTCCAGAACTTTCTAAAATAGCTTGCGCAACTAAAGTTCCAGCTAATATGCCAGAACCCTCAACTGCTTTATGAATAAACGAACCGTATTTTTTTACAAATTCAGCTCTGGTATATGAAGCTCCTTTACTCATTTCTTAGTTCCAGTTTTCACCGTTTGCTCCCGAACAAGCCCCACAGCTGTTCGACATTTCTTCTTTTGGCGGTGCAACGCTAGTTACTACAGGTTTTTTGTTTTTTCTCATATAAACAATAACAGCTAAAACTATTAATCCACCTGCTAATAATAAATTTTTATCTTTCATCTTTTTTATTTTTAATTATATTAATTCTGCGCCTTCAGTACCATCTTCTTGAGCTACTGATTGTGTTGTTTGACTTGCTTTTTCTGTTGTTCCTTCGCTTTTTTCAGCTTCTGGTTGACTTGGCTGTGCCGTTTCTACAGCCACGCCACCTGCTTTTTTAGCTTGGTTTTTTTTCCAAATGTAATAGAAAGCGCCACCAACAATTAAAAGTGCAACAACAATTTTACCTCTTTTAGTTAAAAAAGGAACTCTCTCTTTTTTAGGCGCTACGTCCTCTATTTCAATATCGCCTAGTTCAACTTCTTCTTCTACAATAGGAGCTGTAGAATTTCCGTTTCCACCAGCATTTGACATACGTTGAGCATATTGAACACCTGTCATGTGACCTTGTAATGAAAAATTACCCATTTCTTACTTTTTATTTATGTTAAACGCTCTAATATTCAATATTGCATTTAAAGAACCTAAACCGATTAAACTATATCTTAACCATGTAGGTAGCTCTTTTCTCGTTCCAACGTAAATTAACGAACCAGAAATAAGAACCGTACTTAAAATTCTTGACCTTTGATTTTGTTTGTACTCACTTGTAGTTACAACTTCAACATCACCTACTCCGTCCGCGTTTACAAATTGAGAAAGTCCCTTACTTTCTTTCATTTCTCTTTTCAACTTAATCTGACGTATCATTTCCTTACTTCCATCAGTAGGTATAATTTGCCACTTAATTAAATCATCGTTTACTTTAACGCTTTTATAAGCTATTGATTCAGTGTTTTTCTTAGCTAAATCTACAGCTTCTTGACCTTTTACAAATGTCTTAGAAAACATAAAATTAGGGTCTTGCCCTATCCAATCAACTTTGTAAAATACAGTTGGCTTTTTTTGTTTATTTAAATTCATTATTTTTCATATTTTAATTGTGCATAATGCACTGGATTTAACAATCTATAATTATCTGTTAATTTAACTTTTGTTTGTTTAACTGTGTTTGAAACGTTCCCACCTTGAGTAACGGCATACTTTTGACCGTTTTCTGTAACAATGTCAACAACTATGTCACCATGACTTTTTACATTATCAGTAATCGTATCTAAGCTAGGATTTGAACCGCTTCTACCTTTTACGATAATATCACCTATTTCAACTTCTTTTAACTCACTAGGTTTATAAGCCCAATAAGATTTATTAAGTTTATTAGTTCTGTTTTTCTTAGAGTCCACTACATAAGCGGAGTGAAACGATCTAGGAATAAAGTTTTTATATCCTGACTTTTGAACTAAATGAGATATATAAACTCCCGACCATGGAAAAGTCGCATGAGTCGAGCTTTGTTGCATATCTTTGCTAGTAAAATCTTTTCCTACAGCTTTCCAATAACTTACCAATTCAGAACTCATAGAAGGATCAGTTTCTTTTTTACCTTCCCATTTATCTAAGTCTTTTTTAGCTAAATGCTTTAATCTACCTTTATTTGATATATAGTTTTTAATTAAATAATAAGATACAGCAAAAGCCACTATTGAAGTAGCTATCACTATTATTTCTTTATTATTTTTTATATTAAAACTCATCTAATAAACAAAAAGTAACCAAACCAACTAACTTAAACTTTTTAATCCACTCCTTGTAGTAAGGAATATCATTTAATACAATACAACCCTCTGAATAACCACCAATATTAGTTTTTACTATTTGTTGGTTTAAATCGTGACTAGCCGCGTGAATATTTGTGTAAATAATATCATTATAAACTATAGTAGTCGGATTTGTTTTTTTATCGTTACTATAGTCCCTACGATAAGGGACAGCTTTAATTTGACGTAGAGCTGGTGTTTTCTGTTTATGCAAACCATATTCAAAACTATCATAAAACAAGCCAGTACACATCACCGCTGTGCCTTTATTTCCTTTGTTTGTAGTACATGAACTTACTGAAATAAAAGTTTCACCATTAAAGGTGTATATTTTATCATCAAACCTATCGTTTTCGTCTTCAGTTGATCTAATAGCTACATTCCATAACTTATTAGGAAAACCTTTAAAATTAGGTTCAAGTCTTACCTTGTCTAATAATTGCTTATCCGTATAACTTTTGATATTTGTATTGCTCATATCTTATGATTTATTAAGCAAAGATAGTTACTATAAAAGTTTTTATGAAAAAAAACTCCCTTTTGAAAATTTTTCTTGAATTACTTGCCGAAATTCTGGAGTAATTACTTCTTTTTGTTTTTTAATACTGATATTACGATTACTGTAAATATCAACAATATCATAGTGGCAATTAATGCACTTACAACGATTAGACATTGAATGACCTGATAAAACAATTTTAAAATTATTGTTCATTATTATTTTTTAAAACATCGTTTACATCGTCTTTAATCTTTTTTGCTCTACCTAGCATGATTTTAATTCTTTGCCAGATATTAACTCCTGTAGCTTCTTCAATGTTTTCCGATATACTTGTAACCTCAATACCAACTAACAATGTAGCAACAACCTTTGTTAAGAATAAAGGAATAGCTGTAAATAATTGTATAAAATCACCAAACATAAATTTTTCTAAAGCGAAAATTAGAATAACGGCAACTTGATATAAAACCATTTTAGAAACTATAGCGGATAAACCTTTGCTCGTTACTTTAGTTCCTTGCTTTTTACACTTCCATACTCCGAAGATAGTATCTAAAATAATCATTAAACCAACCAATATCATTAATGGTTTGATAGGCATTAAAAACGCACTTAAAATAATTAATATTTTATCAAAAGTAACCTTTTTTAGTAAAGCAATTTTCATCATAGTAATAGTTTCTTACAACAAAAATAGAACTTATAAAATCATTTATAAAATTTTTAGTTGAATTAAATGAAAAAAGCCACCATAAGGTAGCTTTTTCAATAGTTTCCGATAAAATTATTCTGCCGTTTCCGTAGGAATTTCAGTTACAAATACTCTAGGGTAATTACCATTTGTAGTTACAACTACTTCAGCACTTAATGTTAAGTTGTATTTTTTTAAAATAGTTTCAACTTCATTAATAGCATTTTTGTAGTCTTCTTCTCTAGTGTTTTCAGTATTCGTTGGTGTTTCTACTGTCATCGTTGTTGGTGTTGGCATTTCTAATACTTCAGTTTCCATAATTTTGTCTTTTAAGTTTGAATTACAAATATAGTAAAATAATTGATTTAATTACATTGGTGGGAAAGGATTTGTAGTAACTGTAAATCCTTCTGGTACTCCTAATACCACTTCTAAACTTTCATCATAAACAATATAATAAAATATTGGATTATCTAAATTAGCTATTTGATAGTCAATCCAATTTCGAGTAACATCATAAGGCGTTACAGGTATGCCATAATAAGCATCTACTAATTCCCTTGCATCAATTGCTTCTTGTTCTGCTGTATATTTATATCCTGTTACTTCCATTTTAGTATATGCTATAATATGAGTTAATATTAGTATTTATTCCGTTTAAATTTGATGTTTGGTCTGACTTATAAAATATCATTTCAGAATTATTACCTGCGAAAATCTGAGTATTAGACGCTGAGCCATCTTTAAATAAATACCCCACTCCATTTGAGGTTATATTAGTTGTATAATTATCAACCGTCTGAGGTACATTGTTTTTATAAAAGAAATGTTTTGTTGTTCCAGTTAAATTTAGAACAGTTTTTAAATAAAATACATTATTTGTCAAAATACCATCTGCTAATACACTACTCCCATTCCATTGAAAGTAGCTATTATTACTGTTTAAATACCCACTAGAATAAGTACCATAAGCCGTTAACCAACCAGCTGTCCCTAAAGCCCATTCATATCTATAACTGCCTGTTGCTGAAGTTAATGCGCAAGTAAAAACACTTAACGGATTAGATGTCGCACCAATATTAAAAGACATAAAATAGTTCCCATTCAAAGTAAGTGTAGGTTTTGAATTTTGAAGATTAACTGTTTTTGTATTTACAATATTTGGCTGATTAGAAGCCGCTGTTTGAATTGCATTGTTTCCATTTCCGCTTTGGTCATACCAAGTTGTAACATAGCCATTTGTTGACCCATCACCTGGAATACCAGTACCATTCCCAATAAATGAAAGCAATGTTGTAGTGTCTAAGTTTCCACTAATATCAAAACCAATATTTTGCTCGGCATTATCAAATGACCTTCTAACTCTTATAGCATTTCCACTATAAGAAGATGATAACTTTCTTAGTGAATAGGCGGCACTAGCACCTCCATAACTATCTAAAAGATAAGAAGGAGCTACAACCCTATTCATACTATTTATTAAACCGTAGTACATTATGCTTGTATATTATAACCGATTACATCCCATTTTGCATCTGTACTATTATAGATAATACCTAAATACAATGTCTTACTTATTACCGTTGTTGTTGGTAAAGTAACTCCTATAGCTCTATAATTAGTATCGAAAGCTATTGTTCTTGCAGTTGCGTTGTCTTTAATTCTAATCATTAACGCTTGTCCCTCTGTGAATGTTCCCGTTGGATTCGCTAAAGTTAATCCAACTGCCTGAGCGGTTATAATTACTAAGTCATTTGTTGAAATTGGAGTTACCGTAGCTGAACTAGTTACACTTTGAAATCTTGCATTTAAGAAAGTTTGGTCACCCGTATTCGTTCCGCTAGTATTACCTATAGCAGTTAAATTAGCATCAGTTACATAACGTTTATTTAAACTGTCAGCAATGTCTGAAGTTGTTGCATCAGCTCCACTAGTTACAAGTCCTTTACTATCATATGTAATTTTGGTTTTTGTAGCTCCTGTAATTGCAGTGTTTTTAACAAGTAAAGTACTTAAATCCTGATCGCCTGTGTTACTACCTGATAAAGTTGTTATTCCTAATTTTGTCTTTATAGTAGTAATAGTTTCATCGCCCGTATTCGTTCCGCTTGTATTACTTAATATAGTACTTTCAGCAGTTGTAATTAATCTTAAATCATTTGTATCTCTAACTATTCTATAAGATACTTTGAACGGATTTTGATTTATTAATGTACAAATAATATAATTATCTACATTTATTTTATAATCAAGCGAGTCCTGTGCTTTAATAAATTCACTTGAAAATGTAGGTATTGAACTATGATTGTGAATTAATAAAGATTGAGTATTTACGTTTAATGTCCCAATTCCTACACCCGTAGATACTGTAATGTTTCCAGTTAAACCTACAAATTTTCCACTTATATCGGTATCAGCATGAATAAATTTTTTATCAAATCTAATTGCTGTGCTAGTATTTTGAGAACTAGATAAACTATCATAATCTTTTAGTTTGTCAAAAACTGTATTTTCAGAAGGTGATTTTGTAGTTACCCCATCTGTAATTGTTTGACTTACCACCGTTCCCAATAATTGAGCGCCTGTAACACTTTTTAAATCGTAATCTGTGCCATTGTCAACACCGACCACCAATAAATCGGTATTTGATAAAGCAGAACCTTTTGGAGTTAACTCGGATATTTTTTTAACTATTGCCATTATTTAATTATTTTAATTTCAAGTGAATTATTCGTTAATAAAGCATCAGCTGCAGCACCTGAATTGTTATATGTATATATATATATCTGAGTAGTTGAAGCTATCAAATATTGGTAATATTTAATAATAGTCCCATCGCCTGCGTTGTTAAAGACAAATGTTTTATTCAATGTAAATTCTGCAACTGAATTTGTTATTAAATATTCTCCTGTATTAATTCTCGAGAATGTTAATGTACCCGTTAATTCTGAGTAATTAAAATTAACAACAGGCGCACTTGTACCCGTTTGGCTTATATTAGCTAAATAAGTTTTAAAAGGTCTTATTTGTAATCCTGTCACTTTCTTAGTGTCGTATGTTGCGCCGTTGTAATCGGATATAACCATTAAATCGGTATCCTCAATTGAGCCTACTTTTGCTGTAAGTTCTGAAATTCTTTTTTCTAAAGCCATTATGTAATTAACGTATTTATTTAATTATTGTATTTAATCGAGATACCAACTTGTTAAATCGGTTTTGAATTTTGGCGCAATATCTTCGTTATAAACGTCGTAATATTCAGAGAATAATTCGTGGTTATATTTCATATAATTAAGAAACCTTTGAGCGTAATTCTCAGCTATTACTCGTTCCTTTTCAACTAAATAATCTACCTCATTTTTGCTTACAACTTCACTATTTTCTGCGCTATGTTTGTACACCCCTTTATTACTTATTGAATAAGCTATAAAAGGGTACATTTCAACCGCTGTAAAGTGAATTAACATAGGTTTTAAGTAAATGTCAATTAAGTTGCTGTAATCCGTTGTTAACGTATTATTCGCATAGTCTGTAAGCAATTTTGTCAATAGTTTACTACCTAAATATTGTTGAATATAAATATCCTGTGCAATAGATATAAAATGCATAACTTTATCTGGATCGATATTACCATTTAGAGCCGTGAACTTAACTAAATCTTTGTTTGAAATTAATAATACTTTTGCCATAATTATTTAACGTCTGATGGTAAATTTTCATTATTTGGATGAAATCCTTTTCTAGGTAAGTTGTTTGGCTGTATAGAAACTTGATAAGGATTTGTAACTTTAAAACCTCTTTTACTTGCTGTATCTGTTCCGATTGTTTTCGCATTTGGTGAATTTACATCTATACCATTTGTTGACATAAAAGTTACTCTCTTAAATGAATGTTTACATCGTGGACCACCTTTAAATAAAAACAAATTATAGGCTTCATCATTATGACCAAAACCAGGATTTACAACGTTTGAATTTGCTCTTTCTAAATCTTCCTTACGATAGTATTTATTTGATTTCATCATTACCTTACAAAAATCTCTTTGAGGTGAAGGGTTACCAGTATATTGGTATCTTACTTTGTAATTAACACCTTTGATAGTTTTATCTTGTTCACTCTTTGCGTTTGGAATAGATTTAACCGCACTTGCTAACTTTTGTAATAGATTTTGTTTAGGGTTATTTAAAGCGTCAATTTGAGCGTCTAAATTAATTTCATCTTCATAGTCAACATCTCTTTCGTCTACAATTACCCACTCATTTTCGTTTAAATCTTCTCCTATTTCATTTAAATATAATTCAAGTTCTGAAAGTTCAGCTTTTAAAGTTGTCCCATCCGTTGTTGGTGGCTGTAAATCGCTCCCACCTTGCTCAGGATTTAAACCAACTAACCCACGTATCTCATTTGCTGTCATACTTTCTAGTACTTTATTAGCTACTAATGGAGAAAGTGAGTTAATACCGTCAATTATACGTTTAGATCCACCGCTTGCTAACTCTCCTGAACTGTCTAAAGGTTGTAACGGTACGAATTCAAGGTTTAAACTAATGTTATTTACTGCTAAAATCTTATCAAAAGCCTCAACTATTAATTCCTGGTATGGTCTGATTACCATATTGTCAAATAAGATAGCACTATTTTTCAACTCATCCGCATTTGAGCTAAAACCCGTTGAAGTAGCTATTCCAAAAAGTAACGGTGAAGTTACATTGTGACCTACTAATATTTTATTTCTACTTTCGTCACTTAAATACTGATATTGGTCCGCAGCCTTTTGTAATTGAATAGTGTCAATAGTTGTTTTAGCTTCGGGATTGTCATTAAATGAAATTATTACTTTCTTTCCTGTTGACCCTGTTAACTTGTTTGTAACGTCTTCTGATATTTGTCTTTTTTGTTCTGGAGTAGCTTGTCCGTTGTTAAAATTAATTATACTGGTCGGGGCAAAAGAGTTACTAACCTCATTTATAAGGTATTCACTAACTTTCTCCTCCAACATACAGTAATCAAGTGCGCCTTGGTAGTCAACATAAGAATAGTATTTCATTCCTGCTGAATAGGGTTGTATCATTAATATTTCAACCTCACTATTTGACGTTCCAAAAGCATCGTATCTAATAGGTTTATATTCTCTTGTTTTTTGCCAATTGTCTGAATAGTAATATCCTAATATTTCACCGTCTTCGTTACACTTTTCTGAACGTATTAAATTAACAGGCAAATGTAAGAATTTTATAACCTCTCTTTTTTTGTTATAGTGGACCTGAATAGCTGATTGTCCTAACATTTTAGTATCTGAAATAATACGTTTAATATCATCACTAGATACAAGGCTCAAAAAGTTAGCGTAATCCGTTGGTTTTTTACTAGCATCTAATGCTGTAATTCCACGACCGTAAATAAGTTTACAAATGTTATTAATAACGGCGTTATTTGTAGCTGAATTTTGAAATCTATCTATAAGAAATTGATAGTAATCATTCTTTTTTCCAAAATCAACCCAACCCTCGTTTCTTTGTTCAGTAATTACGGGCGTAGTATATTGACTTAATTCAATTATTTGAGTTTGCTTATTCATATATTATAAAATCGTTTTCACTTGTTTTTTGATTATAAACTCCTTCAGTAATTTTGTAAGGCAAACTTTGATCTGTACAAAAAACCTTACCTAAAAATCGTGTTTGCGTTGTACTATCTCTATAAACTCTAATCATATAAAAGTGTCCTTCAATTAATTCAAATTCACTTGTTATAGTGTGATAGTATTCACCTGCATAACTACTAATAATAGTTAGTTCAATTGTTTCATTTGTTTGTTCATCTGTTATTTGTAGCTTGTTATAGCTCGTTCCTGCTGAATTATTTACAAGTAGGTTTACAATTTCATTGCTTTGTTCATCTCTAACAGGGAAAACGTCAAAATCTATGTCCTTATTTCTAGGGATAAAATTAAACGTTTGCTCCGTTGTTTCTGTCGTCAATATAATCATATCAATTTAACGTATTATTTCAAAATTTGTATTCAAAAAAAAAGCCCTACATTTCTGCAGAGCCTTAATATCAATTATTTATTACTATCCTACAACTAATGTAGCCGAAGTAAACAAAGTAACCATTGCAGTTTGAGTAGCTGCATTCAAGAAATTTGCGTAACATTCCTCTTGTGCCTCAAAAGTTAATGAATAACCATTAAAGTCACCCATTGCACCACCACTAGACAAAGCACCTGCAGTAACGTCTGATCCTTGTCTTAATCCCATTAAGAAAAATTGACCTGCATTTGTTTCAACAACTATGTGAGGTCTTCCGTAAGCTAATAATTTCACATTTTTTGAAGTTGCGATGTCTTGTTTTTTCAACTTAACATTCAAAGTTTGTGTGAAAAAAGTAGTACCTGTATTTCTGTCTGAATTAATTGTTTGTTCAAATGTGTTTTCTGAACTTTTTAATTCGTATTTATAAAGTGTATCTACATTTGTAACCGCTGTTATTAAGTCGGTATTTGTAACATCATAAGTTACATCACTTTTTTCAATTTGATAGTTAATGAAATAAATATTTTTTAAACCAGAAATACTATCTTTACATTGTTCAATCCTTCCTGCTGCTATACTACAAGCCATAATTTTTTTGTATTAAAAAAGGGGTAGCGTATTTCTCACCACCCCCTTAGATTATTAATTTATTTTATTCCTATCCTCCGTAAAGTACACCTTTAGATGCTTGACCAACGTGTGCAGCTAATGTATAGATTGATCTTACGAATTGAACGTCACCGTCGTTAGTTAATTTACCAACTTCAAATTTGTTAAGATCATCAACTAAATCAGTACACCACATAATAGCTGCTTTTCTTTGAGCGTATGCCATTAAATTATTAGGAGTAGGTACGAAAATCAATTCAACACCATTGTAGAAACATTTTGCATCTGCTGCTGAGCTATCAAACTCAAAGTTAATTTGTTGTGCAGCACCTACAGAGTTGTTAGCGATACGTGCTAATTGTCTCCAAGCTCTTGGGCAATAAATAGCTGTTGGTGAAACTGTATCAGCTAAATTTTCTGCTGGTATTGCTGCATAAATAAGGGCCATTTGCGCCGATAAATTTGAGCTAGTTACCGTAGTTCCTGTAACTTTAACATAACCACCTAATGCAGAATTGTCGTATAAAATTTTGGAGAATACGCCATCAAGTAATCTTGGTGAAAGTGCTGCAACCGCTGTTTGTGTAGCTGCTGTCATAGAACCTTGAGCAGCTCCAGGAGTTAATGCTGCAATTGCTGTTTGTGTAGCTGCAGTAATACCACCCCAGAATAAACTTTCAGCATCCTGTGAAATATTAGGCGCATATTGTGCTAATACTGTACTTGCGAATTCTGAACTTTCAATGTTGAATGCTCCCGGATTCATAGAACGACCAAATCTACCAGCTCTTAATGCTTCCTGTAAAAAAGTTTGTTTATACTCTAATTTAGTTGGAGTAACAATTCTGTCATTGATTGACATAGAACCCGAACTAGATAAAGCCGAACCTGTGTACAATTGAGCGGTTACATCTACCCCCGCCTCAGTGATAATTGTTCCTGCTTTAATATCAGTTGCGAAAGTTACGTAACCATCTGATACCGTTTTGTTAGCAAATAAAACTTCTTCTAAAATTGGTTCTACTGCTTTTCCTCTAATGTCTACACTAGTGTAAGAAATTGCCATGTTTATTTGTTTTTATTTAATTTATAATGTTTCAAATCATTTATTAACCACTCTATTTGTTCGTTGGTTAATTTTCCCTTGCAATATGTTTTAATTGTCTTTGCTCCCAATGCTTTTAAAAAGTGTTCGTAATTTACACCCACCTCAAATGGATTTACAAACTTATCCATTCATTCTACTTTTAATATCTCTAAAACGCTCTAATGGAGTTAATGGAATATTGTTTTTAGTTTTGTTTTCAGGGTTAAATTTAATTGCTTTAACTTCTGTAAGTTCAACAACTTCCTCAACTACATTTTCAACAACTTCTTTAACCTTAGAAAGTTCTAAAATCTTAGCTTCTAATTCTTCAATCTTAGCCTCTAATTTAGAAAAATGCTGTTCTTCAACTGTTGATTTAATAATCTTTTTTGCTTTTGTTGTTTGTGGTGCAACTTTCTCAGCTTCTACAGGGACTTCAGTCGGTTCTACTTCTACTTCCTCTTCAGCTACTTCATTGATAGATGCGATAATTCCTGCGACTTCAACTACTAACATTCTGCCATCTGCAAGTTCATATTCTCCTGGCTCTAATTCTACTAAAGATCCTTCAGGTCCAACGATAAATACCGCCTCACCAACTTCAAACGTATCTGCCTGTATAGTTGTCATTCCATCTGCTAAAGGCATATCCTCTAATTTTGTTTCCATTCCTAAAAAGGTTTTAAGTGTTTTAATTGCTTTTTTTACTTCTTTATTCATAACTAATTAACGATTTAATTTATATTTGTTTCAATTTATTTACTTAACTTGTTGATTTTATTTAACTTATCTTTTGTATTGTTAATATTACAGATGGTACAATTGGGTAAGGCACCGCAGTATTTGCAACCTCATAAATCAATTCAATTGCATCATTTTGAACTATCATTAATTGAGCATAAGAATTAGCCTCTAATTTTATATAGAAATTCCAAGATGCGACTAAGAAATCAGCATTCGCTTGCATTGTTACGTGTGTCGAAGTTGAGGGTACATCTACACCGTTTTTTCTTAACCATATTATAGCTTGCCTAGAAACCCCACCACTCAACCGATTTAATTGAGCCGAAAATTGGATATTATAAACACCTTCAATATCCACTGTTACTTTGCTATTATCTACAATTGAAACTCCATAAGTTGCACTTGTATCTGTATTATTATAGGTAATTGCTGTAATTGTGTTAATTGTTGGAGTTTGTGTTTGTGTAGAATAGAAAGATCCATATCTAGGTATACGTACAAGTAAATTAATAGAATAAATTAAATCAGAATATAAAATACGTTGTAATATTTGAGTATTATTATCATAATAAATGTAGTCACTTTCTGCAATTGTAGTAACTTCTTTATATCGCCTATTATAATTTAAGTCAATCATAATTTATCTAACAAACTTCTTATTTCTTCAATCAATTTTTCATCTTCTGTAAGTTCACTCATTTTAAGTTGATCCAAACCATCAAACATTCCTTCGATTGAAAACCCGTTGAATTTACCTAGCTTAACACCCTCGTAAACTTCATCATTATAGATTTTCATCTTAACAACCCACGCACCCTTAACCGCATTTAGTCCATATATGTTTGATTTGTCATTTTTAGGGTCTTCAACTATCCAACTTTCAATCAAAGAAACTCCGTTAACTGGCTTTTCGTGGTCAATTGTAACGTTATTTGCTCGTAAATTTTTCATATAAAGCTCTTGAACTTTCTCAATTGTTTGTTCTGAGAACTCAATGTTAAATTCGACGTTGTCTTTACGTCTTAATATCTTCTTATTTGGCACTAAAGCAAGTCCGATAACCTCTCTTTTAGCTTCATCAATAACCTTTAACTCAACTTCTAAGGCATTAAGCATTAAAAATGGTTCCTCAATTGCAGGATTATCGACAAAACTTATTGCGAAAACACCTTCTTTTAGCTCGTCTTTAATTGTTAATTCAATTGTTTGTAGTTCTTTTTTCATATTATTATAACGTTGCATTTCTTAATCTGTTTCTATCTAATGATTGTTGAGTTGACATTTCACCACTTACTACATAGGCTTGTATTGGTGCTTGTTTTAATTGTTCTAATTGGTTTGTGCCGTTATTGCCTACTATATTAAAGTTTGGAGTTATAACGCTTTGAGGTGCACCACCACCACCGCCAATTGAAGGATTAGAACCACCGCCACCCGTAGCGCCACCGCCCTCGAATTTTGTAGCTGATATTTTCTTTACATTTAATAAACCTGCAGTAAGTGCCGCTCCTGCTGCTGCAATACCCAAACCAACACCGACAACTGGAATAGCTGATAAAGATGAATAAGCACCGTTAGCAGCCTTGAACGCATCTATAGTTGCATTTGCTATATTTGCAGCCTTTTGAATTTTAAATGCAGTCTCTTGTTGTTTACGAGATTTACCCGCAAATAATTCTGCTAAGTTTCCAATAGTTGAAAGTGTACTTTGAACTGCGTCAATTTTTTGATTTTGTAAAAGTTTAGCGGCTGCGGATTCTTCTTCATTTATTTTTAATTGTGCTTTTGCATTTTCTTTTAAAGCTTCCAATCCATCCGCTCGCATTTTTGCATCCGCTACAGCTTGTTCTTCTTTTGCTTTTTGCCTTGCTTGATCGCTTGCTAATAATGAAGCATTTAAATCATTTGCATTATCTATTAATTCCTGCTTATGTTTTTCTGCGGCGATCTTATTATCTTCAGCAATTTTAGCATTTTTAGCTTTATTGTCTGCTATTCTTTTTCTATTTTCTTCTTGTTGCTTGGCTGTTTTTTCATCTTCATCTGCTTTTACTTTATTTTTATAGGTAATTTCTTCAACCCTAATATTTGTTATATTGTTTTTCTTTTGACTAACTAGATCAATATATTTACCCTTTGTTTCGCTTACTTCTTTTTTTACCGATTTAATTAAGTCGGTATCTTCATCTAAATAGGCTTGTTTTAAAATAGCTCTTTTTTCTTTTAGCTTTTCTTTTAAAAAGTCTACATTTTTTTGCCTTGCCTTTTCATCATTATTTAAGTTTCTTAAAGTTTGATCGTGTATATTTTGTTCACTTGCACCCTGAGCAACTAATATTTTCAATCTGTTTTCACCTGACTGTTTTATAGATGCTGAGTTACGATCTAAGGCTCTTTGTTGACGTTCTAAACTTGCGTTTAATTTCTCGTTTTTTTCTGTTGCTGTTTCGGTTGAACTAGAAAAGTATTTAAATGCTGCAACCGCTGCTGTTATTCCCGCTACAATTAAAAGTATAGGGTTTTGTTTCATCACGAAGTTCAAAGCCTTCATAACCGCTGTCCCTATAACTTGAACTACATTTAATGCTTGTTGACCTATTGCTGTTTTACCTATTACTGCTGCTAAGTTTGTAAAAGCATCCTTCGCACCCATTACGGAATTGATACCCTGTGAAAAGGCCATAGCGCTTTGAACTTTTAGCATTGTAGCTTCTAAGTCTTTACTCTCAACACCAAATAATCCCATAGCACCTTGAACAGCACTAAAACCACCCGCAACACCTTGTAAAGCGCCTCCTAAAGCATTGAATTTAGCATCTGGGTTAAACGCATCAGTCAAGGCTTTAGCGTCACCTATAGCATCTTTTAATTGTGCTGCTTTTTTCGCTGCATTTGTAGCTTCTACTGATGTTGCGCCAAACTTTTCCGATAACTTTTCAACATCTCTTTGAGCTTCTTTTAACTGGCTCTTTAAACTACCTAAATTTGTTTCAACATTTAAATTAACTGTTTTAGTTTCTGCCATTATTTCATTGCTTTAATTTTTCTAAACGCTTGTTTAAGAGCTTCTTTATAAGTCTTAGGTATTTCATTTATACCCTTTGCAATATCTATATTTTCACTTTCACCGTAGAAATTAGAAATTGATAATAGTTGTAATAAATTCTTCATAAATTAATAAATATTGGTTGCAAAAATGTTTCTCCAAAAGTATCGGTCCAATTCATCTCTAAAAATGGTAAATAAGTTACGCCTTGTTCATTTCTTAAGATAAATCCACTTTCTTCATCCCTTAAAATGTATCCACTTTCTTCACCTCTAAAATAAAATATAGGATTCGGATCCGGTGCAATTGTGACCTCAATCAAAGCATCACTTGTAATATTTGACGGTACCGGAGTAACGCCCGTACTTCCCGTAAAAGTAACCCCGTTGCTATCTGTTTGGTTTGGAACTAATCCTTCAATCTCGTATATCATCCTATTACTGGTCTAAAATCGTTTATTAATTCTAAAGATACTTCACCCGTAGTAATGTCTGAATTTATACTATTAATTATGTACCTCTTATCTTGTATAACGAGCCTATCGTTCAAACGTAACGAGGTAATCAAACCAATAGGAAAATATGCCTTAATTTTAGTCAATCTATTTTTAGCATTAAATAAATTTGATAGGTAACCAAAATAATATATTGCAAAAAGTGAATTTTCAATTAAAGTATTATACCAAGTTGATGTATCACTTGAAAAATTAAGGGAATAAACCTGATTATTATATAATAAATCCTGACCAAAAACAGCATAATTTAATATATTTATTTCACTTGTTCCATCATAAAACTTCAAATTTATTAATTCTGAACCATTATAATATAATAGAATAGGCTTAGGTATATAAGGTTTGAAATCCGGTGAAGGAGTTAAGCAATAACCAACTTGCGCATCAGTATTTGTAAACCTATTGAATTGTAAATTTTCAAAAGGTACTTCTACTTTATATTCTCCCCCATCGTATGGATAATTGTTTGAAATATCACCCCATTCTCTACCCGCTGCATTCCCCCACTGTCTATTTAAAAAACTTTCACTTTTTTGGTAGTTAAAAGATACATTTTTATAAAGTGGCAAACGATCTACTGAAATTGTATCTATGTCCACATATTTAGTAACGTCAATTATAGCACCTTTTGAATACCAATTATCTAGTGGTTCTATTTGAAAAGTATCAACTCCAACGGAATAACAAGTTAAATTAAATTCCTTTAATATACCACTAAAAAAATCCGCTACTGTTATGTCGGGCATATTTGTATAAATACTGTTTGAAGTATTATTTAAATTTAATCCTATAGTATTTTGCGCAATTACATAACCACCATTTTGAGCTGTTGGATTTGTGTTATCGTATAATCTTTGAACAGAAATAGTATATTTTAAAACTATGCTTTGTTGACTTCTTATTTTTAAAGTTAAAACTTCATTGTAAGAACTACCATTGACATAGTAAATCTGTAAACTATTATCAACTTTTGTATCTAAAATAACTGTTGAATGAAAAATACCATTAATGTATTTATCAATTTCAAATATATATTGTGGATCAGAAATAAGTATAGTATTATCTATTGTGAATGTTACAATGTTTGCAGTTTTTTTAATAAATATATTAGCTTTAGAACTAAATAAATTATAACTGTTATTGTCGTTGTTATAAATGCTGTAATTTATTCCTATCCAGTCATGATATTCAGTAAATGAAGTAATTGGCAAATCGCTTCCATTTATTTTATTATCTAAATTATCAGTGTTTTTACACCACAAAAATAACTTCTTAAATTTTTGAGTTTGTAAGAATGTAGATTGAAAAGTTAACCCATATTTATTTTGGATTGCTTCAAATATCTTACTCACTTTTATAGCAGGAAATAACTCCCTCCAATCAACTCGACCTTTTGAAGTGCTTATATCGGTGCTCGTTCCGTCTTGATAACTCCAAAAACTCTCACTTGCAATTAATGGGTACCTAACATCATAATCTGTTGTATTATCTACTATTCTATTTTTCACCTCCGTACCACTATAAGGATTTGAAACAAAAGTGTAGTCTAATTGATTTATTTTAGTATTCCCAAAAGTATCTTTTAAACTAACTAAGTCACCGTAAAAAGTAATTGAATAATGTTGTATTTTTCCATTTTTTACGCTACTACCTTCTAACTGAATTTTACCACTTCTAAACGGAACTAATCCAATTTCAATGTAAGCGTTGCGCCTTAAATTATGATCGATTTTATTGTCAACATCGTTTTGGTAAAAGTATTCAAATATCTTATTATTATTGTCCGAAGCTGGTACCGTAAATGACTGACTAAAATCTGTATAAACTTTTGAAATATCCTGAACGTTTTGAATTGAACTAGATATGTTTATTTTTTCATCATCAAATAAATCTAATTTTGTGTAATTATTTTTCGTTGTACCTTCAATGTATATGTCTACCTGTCTTTTCATATTATAGAGTTAGAAAATTGAAAGTCCAAAGAATAATTAATCAACTTATTGTTTATGTTTTTTTGTAGGTCCACTTGCTTAGTTGTTATTGTAGCAGGTCTATTATTTATCAAAATCCTATCACTAAGTAATATTTGTTTAATAGTGTCTTTAAAGTCCTCATTAACCCATCCTGTATTTGTTTTAATGCTTTCACTTCCATTTGTATTAAATGAAGTAACTAAACTTTCTTGAACATTAAAAACGTTTGGTATAGCTCTATAATTCTTATAAGATTGATTTTCTACATTTATACTATCAGTTGAGTTCTTAAATAAAAACTCTCTTTGCCACGCTCCGTATTTGTTTATAAAATCTAAAGTTACAGGAGTGTATCTACATTCTTCAATTGGTCTGAAATAATACGTTGCAACTAATCCTGTTATATCAGAAATAACCTCCAACTTATTACCATGAGATGCATATGTTGGATAAACTTTATAAATCTTTTTAAAACCATTTGAAGCTATACTATATTCATAAAAAGCTCCATTAACTAGATCAGTATATCTATAAAATAATTCAGTATTATTATATAAAGTAATATCACCAAAAGGAATAGCAGTTGGATTTGCTGAATTATAATAATAATAGTAAGTTTTTGGAGCTAATAAAAGATCTGAATTTGTTAATTGGTCTATTGATATAGATTGCTCCATATATCCCTTCAAACAAAAGAACCCCGTTAAATCAACTAAAGTGTAAACCCCCGCAACTAATCTATATTTTTTTATTTCAACCCTACAATATGCCTCAATTGGTAAACTTACATTATTTGTTGATACATTTGGAGTGTATGAATTGCTAGTTATAAATTCATTAATGTACGGTGCAACATCAAAATAAACACTATCTACATTAGTAGCGGGAGTTAATTTACTAAGTGTATATTGTGGCACAGTAGGAGGTAAAACATCGGCTTTAAATAGATATATTTCTACTTTACCACCCTCTAAACTTGGATGAGTTACTTCTACAATGTGAGGACTTTTTGTTAATATTATACTCATTTTTTCGGTTGTTCTATTGTTAAATTAAATAACGTAATTGCATCTAAACCGTATTTAGTGACTAATTCTTCGGGTAATCTTTTATAAGCATATTCAAATGGTTTGGTAAAGAATAAAGAACGTTTTATACCTTTATTAAATATTCCTTTTGCTATTGCAAATTTTAAAGATAATCTATTTACAAATTTACCTTGTTTATTTCTAGGTGCTAATCCTTTTCTTACTATCCATTTATCCAAACTACCTAACATTGCTTTGCTAGGCACACCTTTTTTAAATGAATATTCAGAACCTTGAGACTTCTTTAAACCATCTACTCCTTTATCCTGAAAGTGTCCATAGTCTTCCATAGAAAAATATAAGCTAAATGAATTTGCCATTAGTTTGTATTCCCCTTTTAAGCTATTATAAAGCTTTTTAGAGCTATTCTTTTTTAGCTTAGTTAAGTTTGTTCTACTTTCTTTTATAACGTAGTCTCTGAACTTCTTTAATTCCTTTTCAGTTTCTAACATATTACCATAGAATTCTCACAAATAACATCAAAAGTCATAGTCCACCCTGCTACATTCTCTTCAAACTTATCATAAAAAGGCTCACAATTTGCCACGTTTTCGATTTGATATAGATCACTAAACAAAGAACCTCTATACATACTTTCGTAAAGTCTATTTAGTATTGATAAAGTAGTGTTCATTACATCGTCTTCATTATTATTCCCTGTGTATAATGTAACCGTTTGATCCTTGCTAAAATCTACTAGGTCCATGCAAATGATTGATATATTAAACACTAATATTTGCTTATCAAATGTCGAACTATTTACCATTATATGACATAAAGGGAACAAGTTTTGTTTGTTATTTAATACGCTTGCAAGGTCGCCCTTAGTCGTTTGATTAACTAAACTATCATTGTTAACACTATCATAAAGTTTTGTCACTATGTCGTAAAATCCACTCATTTTAATCGTTGTTTTTTTAATTGGTTTATTTCAATTCTATTCTTTTGCTTCTCGAAAGTTAAAAAGTTAAGTATGGTAAATAGTTCTGTTCTGAGGACTTCATCAAATTTTGTAACGTCTCCCTTTGCAACTGCATAAATTGACTGATACCATCCCCATTGTTTGCTGAATTGATTTTCTTCGCTAAAATCATTCGATTGCTCTTGTTCAGTTTCTTCATCTGTATCTCCAAATAGTTGAGAGTAGCTGTTAACAACTCCCTTTCTAAATTCCAAAAAAAAATATGAGAACTTAATGCAACCGATAATGGAGTATATTTCATTAAATCGCTAAACTCCTCAACGTTGTTAAATGGAGCTATAAGATATTGACCTTTTTTATTTTTCTCAATTACTGGTCTGTACAATACTGCCATAGCTTTGTGAAACGTATCGAAGTCTTTAAATTGACTTTCTAGTTCAATATATTCCTCCCATGTAATTTTATCAAAGTTTGGTATCATACCAAGTTCTAAATCTTTAATCTTAAATGTAGGTTTTAATTTCGGTATTTCAGAAAACAATTTATTAAAATGGTTAACCAGGTCCAACATATCATTGAACGCAATTTTCACAACTTCTTTTAGTTCAATTCCACAAAAGATCTGTATCATTTTTTGTGCTGTAAATTCATCATCATTTGAGTTCTTTGAAACCTCCATAAATTTCTGATAATGCATTAATGGGATTTCATCTAAAGTTGTTGGTATTGTTAATTCTAATTTCATAATTTTTAAACGATTAATTTAATATTTGTGTTTAGTAGATTGAATAGTTACCTTTTGGTTTTAATTCAAAATAGTATCTCATCATTATACTGTCCCAATGATCGGGTGAACGCCCTATATTTGCTTTAATAACATCCTTTGAAAGTATTCCTAGTCTTGTATCTTTATCTATATCTTTTTGTTTTATTTGCTCCATTTCTTCACTTACTATATCTCTAATATGAGTATTGTTTGAAATTTCACCGCATTCCCTAGATTGTATTTTTTTAGCCATTAAAATACTACATTGACTTTTTAAATTCTCATAGTTTTCTCCATTCAAAGCTCTACTATTATTTATAAAACCTTGACACCTTAACATATCTACTAAACCGCCTCCAACTCCATCTTCATCAGCTATTGTTTGAGTATTTGATACATTATATTTAGCTTGTAATCTTCTAGCTTCTTCGTATGCTTCTACTATTGTATTCTTAGCAAATATAACAACATCAATACACTTCCATTCATTCCACACTCTATAAACAGTTGTATCCTTACCTTTACGTGCCACATCAATAGTTATGTAATGCTTACCGTTATCATTTATATGAACTGGATTAAAATAGTCTATAATTGCGTCCATATCGATTAATGTAGATGGATCATCATCATATTCCCAATTACCATAATAAAGTCTTTGTTTAGCGTTATTGTCTAACTGCAATAATGACTTCAAATAAGATGGGTGCAAATGTGGATTATCCTGTGGCAAAGCTTGTATGAACTTTCTATAATCTTTTAAAGTTCCATTCTTAGATGGTTGATAAAATTCTTTATAAGTCCAATTCTTAGCAGGATTTAAAGTACCTAACATTTTAGGTATTAAATTATATTCAGTTAGTTTATATCTTATCCTAGATTTAACGATTTGCCACGCTTTATACACAACCTGATTACACTCATCAATAAATGCCCCTGTTATTTCTAATGAACCTAAACTATCATAGTTCGGATCAGATGGATATAGGAATAAATCTTTGAGTATTATCTCACTCCCATTTTCAAAGTAAATAACATTTGATTGAGCATTATAATTAAATTCATCTCCAATATCTAACTTACTAGCTAGTTCAAAGAAAGTATTTAAAGTAGTTTCTTTTAATGTTTTTAATTTAGCACGTCCCATTAACCATCTAGTATTAGGATAATTTTGGCACATCGAAATTAACCACAAGCACCCGAATGCAGATTTACCACCACCAGCCGCACCACCATAAAGAACCTCCTCAGTAGTTTTATCTTGCAAATAAAATGTAGCGTGTTCCTGTTTAATTAGTAGTTTCATTCGGATTTATTCCATTCCCTAATTGGATAACATTTGATATTTTTTCCCCCATTGTAGTAACGTCCATTTGTTGTTTAGGTTTACCAAACATATATTCAAAAAACATTTTAATGGCCCAATCTTTTCCACCATCAATAGCTTCTGAAAGTTTAATAAATGCCTGCTCTTCCAATGGAGAAAGTTTTTGTATTAAGCTTTGCTCTTCTGCTTTGGATTTTCTTCCGCAACCTGCATTACCTCCGTTATTTTTTCTCTTATCCATAATCAAAAAAAATCATTATTGATTATCTAAAACCTTTTTAAGCTCTTTAACGAGGTCTCTCCAACAACTCCCACACATTGTAGGTTGTTCGTTTTTACTGAATATCCTGTTAAATATTTGTATTAATCTAATTTGCTCTAATGGTGAAATCTCATCACTTAAAAAGCAATCGTTTAAAAATTCAATTTCGTTTAATTCTAATGGTAAATGATCTTGTACCACTAATTTACATTTTTTCTTTGCCATAATTATATCAATTCAAATTCTTTGTTTAAATAATCTTCAAAATCTTCACCTATCTCTAATCTAATTTTCTCCTTTGTTTTCTTAATACTTCTAAAAACAGTTGAGGGAGCTATATTGTATTTAGATGCTATTTTTCTCATTGATAAACCTTTCTCAAAATAGTTGTTCAATATTATAACGTCGGAGTAATGTGTTTTGTATTTAACAGCTTCTATTTTGGTATTTATCTTTGTGAACGATTGAAATTCTAGTTCATCTATTTGTTCAGAAACTAAGCCTTTAACGTCTTCTAAGTTTACTTTTTGCATTCTGTTATCTATTCGTACCTTATCAATGTAAACAGATCGTAAAGTTAGCCAAATGTAGGCGTCTGATATGTCCTTGTTGCTTTTGTTTGTGTATATTTTTAAGTACATATCTTGGACCACATCTTCAGAAAGTTCACCAGCTCCAAATGATTTTGCAATTGATACCCACTTTTTATGGTTTTTGGCTAACTTTTCTAATTGCTTCATATGATCAATGTCATTTGCTTATTAAACATTGCATCTACCACCGTTGAACATCCGTATCTTTTAACCGCCAAATCAATAAAGTAAGGTTCTTTTCTTACTCTATAGTTTGACTTAACCACAGGCAAAGGGTCAATTAGAATACCTTCCACAAAAGTAGCTTTGATATTCCTAACTTTGCAGTATTGTTCTAGTTTTTCTAATTGTTGCATATTCTCTCGTAAAGATAATAATATTTCTCACATCTTATATTCTCGTAGACTATTATTTCTATCCATTGAAAAATTTCCACTGTCATTTTTTTGTTTTAAATGTACTATAATTGTTTACAATGTAGATGACAAATTCATGCATAAACACGCTATCCTTTTCGCTTTTATACCATTCAATTGCAACCTTATGAAGGTCTGATAAAGTGCCATGCTTTGTAATTATATTTTTTCTATTGGGCAAATCGAGTATGGGCTGTATTAACATAAATCTTTTATTTTAGCTTGTAACTTATTAAATTGATCTAATAATTCATTGTAACGACCTAATAATAGAAAGTAAGTATCTTTTTGTTCCTTAATCTTTTCCAAATAAAGTAAAGCATCCATTAATTCCTCACTCAAATGATTGTGAAAGTCATCCGTATTATTATCTTTTAAAGTCGTTCCGTATTTCTCAATGCCGACTTTTGATCGTTCTTGAAATTTATCTACAACTTTCTGAACTATATCATCTTTTTTAGGTTCTTTGTTTGATATGTTAAAAGTAGATGTTGCAACACTTATAAAGTCACCAACTTTAGTAGTATTGTCTGCTACTAACACTCTACCAGCTAGTACATTTTCACTCATTTCCTCAACTTGTACAATTAAACTGCTATTTTTACTTTCTGCTATTGTATTTTTCATCTAAATAAAATTGTATTAATTCCTCAACTGTTTTTTCCTGATGGTTTTCTCCATTTTTCATATACCACATAAAGAACTGAATTAAAATATTTTTCATTTCTTTTCGTTTAAATAAATCTTAATCATATGTTCAATCGGATGGCAAACGTATTTTTCTCCGTTGGTTCTG